ATCGCCGAAATGGTCAAAGAAGACCTTATTCAGAAGGCGTTAGCAGCGAAGCTTGAACGTGAGGCTCGGCAATCTGAACCTCCCCTTACGGTTTACCTGGACGGAGGTATTGTCCCGGAGGACGTAGTAATATAGCGACATTCGAACTGTCGTTATGCTGATCGACTGCTTCACTTATTTCAACGAGAAGGAGCTTCTCGAGCTACGCGTAGAAACACTTAAAGATACTGTAGATCTGTTCCTGGTCGCTGACGCAGATCGCACGCACAAAGGCGAGCTAAAAGAATTCAGTGCTGTAAAAACAATCCAGGAACTCGGCCTCCCTGAGGAAAAGATCCAAGTTCTGCACGTCGAACTACCTTCTCCAGAGGACGCTCCTGATCCTTGGATTCGTGAGCGTGCCCAGCGAGACGCACTCGCCGTGGCCATGCGGATGATCGAGGGCGATCACATTTTCTTTGTTAGTGACTGCGATGAGATCGCACGTCCCTCCTCTCTGCTCGAAGCAGCAAAACTTTCTGACGAGAACCCGACTGAGTACGTCCGGCTCTCGATGCCCTTTTTAATGAACCGAGCTGACCTTCAGTGCCATAACGCTGAGGACAAACCCATGGAGTGGGTCGCGGGTACTCTCGTTCGTTCATCCCACGTCCGGGATGATTCAACTCTTTCCCAGATCCGGGCTACTTCCGGTGGTCTGAAAGTTGGCAACCTCGATGCCGGTTGGCACTTCAGCTGGATGGGTGATTCCAAGAGAATCAAGACCAAGGTCAGCAGCTTCGCTCACTGCTACGACATTATTCCTAGCGCAGCTGCTCCTCTGTTCAGCGAGGAGATGATGCAGTTTATGGATAACTACGAAGCTAAGGAAGGCGCCACGGATCCCTTAGGACGCGTGGACCACCGATTGAAGAAGTACTCGCATGAGTTACTCCCAGAAAAATTGTTTAAACTTGAGAGAGTAAAACGCTTCCTGTTGCCCGATGGCGAGTAATAAAATGCCTCCCGAGCTTCTGGAAAAGTTTCAGAAGAAAAACGCTGAAACCGAAGCCAAAGGCGAGGACACTAAGGGCATGGGCGACAAAGAGACAAAAGCTAAGCGCATGGAAGCCCTGCGTAAGGCTCGTAAGGCTAAAGCTAAAAAGTGATCGAGAGCTCCCTTCGGGGAGCTTTGATTTCTAAGTACAGAACCCCCAGAAAATGGCAGATGCACTCGGCGTACGAAACCGGTTCGAGGAGATCCTAGAGGCTGCAAGGTCTCAAGATCGATCGCATCAGGCTGCCACGCTGGTGGTGTTAGGCCATCTTCAGCAGATGATTCTGCTGATGATCAAAAAGGGTCTGGTTTTTTACTCGGACCAAGATACCTATAAAGCTAGAAACAAATTCCTTACCGATATTGTTGCGATTAACAAGCTGGAGGTCCGCTTCCCAGCGATTATCCGCAACTACTTAATCGACGGATGTGGTCTCTTCTATTTTCGGCCCGATCCGAAAATGAAGTACCAGATTTACTTCTTCAATAAAAACCAGTACCGGGTCTATCACGATATCAACGGGAATATCCAGGAAGTCGTAATCATCTACAGCTTCAAGGTCCGTGGCGGCCTTGGCATGAGCCCTGGAGACGGCGGCAAGAACAAGCGTTATGTCCGTATCTCAATTACGGACGACAAGATTGCTGAGTACGAGTCGGACACAGAGCTGAGTTTCGACCTGGAACCCGGTGCTGTCCTGATGCCTAAGAGCACACGGGATAACACCTTAGGTTTCATTCCCGCTGTTGAGGTTTTAAACAAGCCCAACGCCAGCGGGACTGAAGGTGAAGGGGAGTTCGACCCCTTCATGGAGCAAATTGTTCTGCACGACAACATGATGCAGAACATCGCCAAGAACATCGAGTTCTTTGGCAACCCAACACTGGTGAGTTCGAGGCCTCGAAGTGACCTTGTCGAAGCAGATTCTGCGGATCGTACTTTCCGACCCACTATTAGTAGCCAATCTGGCTTTGCTGGTCGCGATACTCCTTCGACTCGCGTAAGCAATCCGTTCGGTTCTGACTCGATGATCGGGGGCCTTCGTGTCCCTCGGATCATTGCCAACGTTGAAGCAAGTGATCGCGTCAGTTACCTGACTCCCGATCCGGTCAACGGGGACATGAACCGCTACGCCTTGTTGCTGCGGGAAGAAATCCGCACAGCACTTGGCGGCGTGGATGAGATTTCAGTTTCTGCAGGTGCCACTGCGACTGAGATCAAGAGCTTGATGGGACGTGCGCAGGCTACTGCTCTGCGTAAGAACACTTCGTTCTTGACCTACGGCTTTTGCCGTCTCCTGGAGATGATGATTTATCACCAGGAACAGATCTTCCGCGAAAGCTACGCAATCGTCAAAGGGCTTAAACCGCCCAAACTTCCCGAAGAGCAAAACGAAGAAACGATGGCTGCCTACCAAGGCAAGCTGTCCAAATTCGAAGCGAAACTTGAAGATTCGATTACAAAAGATCTCCTAGAAGGAAAGGTTCCGAACGGCGTTTACGGTCTGCCACCCGATGGTGACCGCGACGTTCAGTACCGCTTTAAGGGCGATGTCTACGAAGACACGCCTATTGACGTCCAGCAAAAGTCAATCGTGGTCCGCAACCTGCAAGAGATGGGTGTGGACACTGTGGAAGCGTTGCGTTATTTGTTCCCTGATAAGACTGAAAACGAACGCGCAGAGATGTTGAAGGGCTTCCCTTTCAGGATGGTCCAACAAACACAGGGCGCGTTCCAACAATTTTTAGTATTATTATCACAGATGTTGCAAACGCCGCATCCGCTAAATCCGGAGCAGCCATTAGCTGCGGACCCCCGGATGAACATAACGCCCTTGCTCTATAGGACGTTCGACCACCTTGCGCAGGAACTAACTTACTCGGGCAGCTATGAGCCAGCAGATCCAAGCTTCGACCCCGAGCCCGGTCTCCCCGGCGGTAGCTACTCCGGTGGCGGCGCCCTCTCCGGAGGCACAGGGCTCAACCGCCTACCCGCAATGGGTGGCACAAGCAGCTACCCCGGCGGTAGCTTCGGCAACTACTCAACAGGCGCCGTCCCAGGTAACACCCCATACGGACCCTGGTATCAGCAGCCAGTTCAACCAGTATCCGTCGTCCCCGTCCCCGTCCAACCCCTGGGAACAGGCGATGGGCAGCCTGGAGCGGATGGTCAGCCGTATGGCACCGTCCCCCAGCCAGGTTCAACAGTCGCCTTACTCCCAGGAACTGCAGGCGGCTACAACTCAGAACAATCTGAATTCACAGGCGCAACCGTGGGCGTATCAAGCCTCAACGGAAGCCCCGACATTGCCCAGCAACGTCTCTACGACCCCGAATTCCTTTCCAGCTTCTACGGCCAGCTCGGAACAACTCGGTCTAAGCGACGTAACTCGTCAGGTCGTTGAGCACTTCGGTGCTGAAGCTCCTGGCATCCTGAACCAGTACTCGATCACCCTCGAGGACGCTCTGATCTCTCAGAACGAGCGTATGGAGCAAATGGCTGCTCAGGGTAAGGCCATGGAGCACATCCTGACCGATCCCGATCAGCTGGCTGATTACACCAATCGCTTCTTTACTGAGGTGTATCCCGTCGACGCCGAAGAGCCCGTGGCTCAAGCTGCTCCTCAGCAGCAGTACCGCCAGGACTACAACATGCCCGCTCCTCCTGCCGCAGGCGCAGGTGCTGGCGTGAATGTCGATCCTCGCGCTCAGTGGGAAGGCTTCGCTCAGCAAATGGATCAGAGCCCTGAGAACGCTTGGCGTTATCTCTCCCAAATGGGTCCTGAAGCTATTCGTAGCAAGCTCCTGTTCATGGACAACCGCTGATACATTTAGTCAGTAGAGGTCGATAGCCCCCAGAAATGGGGGCTTTTTTTTCTGCTAACCTCTGGCTGAATCAACATAGTGTTATGCCTAACCACGCCGTTCAGCCAAGGCACGCAATTCCAAGTTTTGCTGTTTCGGTCGATGACGACCCTGCCGCACAGGCGTGGGAAGACTGGGATCTTGTAGCCAACGCGGTCTTTCAGGCAAGCAAAATCCGCTTCGATTGCGACGCGGAGATGATCAATGTCTTCCCTGGCGATCACTACCGTCTTTTAGGTGGCTTGTTTAAGTGCCTCCATCCCAAAAATTTGGTGGATGTAGGCACCGCACAGGGCCTTTCGGCTCGGGCGATGGTCGATTCCACGGATTTCGACGCAAAAATTGCAACTTTTGACATTATTCCGTACGACAACAAAGAAGCCTTTCCCGTCACTTACTTGACCTCTAAGGATTTAGACAGTCGAGTCACTCAATATCTGGATGACATTGCGCATCCGTCCAATTTCATGAAGTATCTGCCTCTTTTGAACAAGGCAGACTTCATCATGCTTGATGGACCTAAGGACGGTGTGTTCGAGGAGCGGGTTTTGGAGCTCTTAGCCGCGCATTTGAAGCCTCACGTCGATGGAGGTATTCGAATGCTCTTCTTAGACGACATCCATTTCCAAAATATGATCGTCAATTGGCGTCGAATTGCTTCGCCGAAGATCGATTTGACGTCATTTGGGCATTTTTCGGGCTCAGGGCTTATTGACGTGACGGAAGGACTCAGCCTTCTGCCTGTTTCCTGAGCTTTTTCGTAAAATTGGAAGGGTATAGGTACAAACATGCCCTTCCAATCCGAAGCTCAGCGGCGTTTGTTCTACGCCAAAGCCGAAAGAGGCGAAATACCGAAAAAAACTGTTGAGCACTGGGAAGAGGACACCCCCAAAAACCTTCCTGAACGCGTAAAAGCGAAAAAGAAGGCTAAAAAGTACAAAGAATCCTCCAATTAGAATTAGAGGAGCCGTTCCGAGGCAGCGTGGCTCAAAATCCCCTTAGAAATCGTCGTAACGACAGTGGTCCACGCCGTATTCAGTCGGGACCATCCCATACGACCGATCCAGAGAGGGATACAAACTCGTATGTAATTGTCGGGAGCGGTTACACCGACTCTTTAGGCAACTACATCAGCTGGTACGGCGTTAATGACGTAGGAGCTGACTTTGGATATGCAGTTGCCGGTCCCCCGAACTCAGGGGCTTATGTAACAGATGAATGGCGTGCAGTTCCTGCAGCTCCATCAGGTTTTTGGACGGATTGGGAAGAGGGTTATTACGTTGGAAGCGGCACCCTGGATACCATTGATGGTTTTCGGTCACATACGACCGCAACCATCGCAAATGCGAAAGTAGAGACCTCATATGAGCCTCAATTCGGGGTACGAGAGGGAAGGACATTCACGTACTTTAGGGGGATAGCACCTGATAACCAGAACTATGACCCGTATCAGACACCATCTGATAACACGTCTGCTGCGGGCGGCATAACGGGAGGCGGCGTAACCCACGCTCGTTACGAGGGCACTCTTCTGACCAATCCGACTGCAGACACCTCCGGTTCCCGCGCTTCGTGGCAGTACAACGGCCCTGTTTATTGCCAGACCTTTACGAAGGCTGAGCGTCCTGGCGTTCCCGGTGCCATGGACAGCATCACAAGGAGCATCGTGCGCGGGAAATCTACCCGCTACAGCTACAACCTTGGAGGTGTTTACGGGATGCTTGGTGAAGGTATTCGGAATATGCCGCACACCTTCTCCTCTTCAGTTAACAGTAGTAATCAGAAGAGCATCTAAGAAAGCGCTATAAATGCGACAAGATTACTTCTTAAAGCGTACGTAATCCTTTAACATCAATATGTAGTTTCGATCGGAGTTGACGAGCTTTGTTCGTCGATAATGATTTCCCGAAACTGCTTGGTGCTGAGTTATATCGGCCGCATCCTGCGTACATCGTCGAGATGGCCGCAGAACCTGTGGTCGTTCACGACTTCTCCAAGCAGCCTGGTCAAACTGTTCAGTTAGACCGTTACCGTTTCTGGGGTAACCCTGGTTCCAAAGAGAGCCGTGAGCGTACTGCCGAACAAACCATCGGCACCGCTAACAGCCGGAACATCGTCAAGGACAAGGTCCTGGTGACTCTGCGTGAGTACACCGGCCCTGCAGACCCGAACGATCCCACCCAGCCGAGCACCTTCAAGATTGCTCGTGAGACCCTCGTCACCGCACAGCGTCTCCTGCTGGACACCGGCAACCTGACTGCCTTCCACCAGTCCATCGGCTCCCTGACCCTGCTCGACGACTATCGTCGTTGGCGCGATCGGGTGTTCATCAACGAACTCCTGAAAGCCGTTTCCAAGGGCCAGTCTTCCGACACCCAAGGTGGTTATTACTATCCCGGCGATCTCGCCGTCGGTAGCCTCACCTACACCAACGCCGAGCAAGCCAAGTTCGACGTTAAGGACGACCTGCTCCGCGTGGTGAAGAGCCTGCGCAAGCGGAACACTCCTACCTATCAGGATGGTTTCTATCGCTGCGTTTGCGATCCCACCTTCCTGCTGCACCTGCGTCAGAACAGCGACTTCCGTGAAGTTGCTCGTTATCCCGGCAACGGTCAGATCAACCCGCTGATGTCGGCCATGCAGCCGAACGCAGCGATCTATATGGGTCAAGGCTTCGGCCAAGCCACCTTCGTGGCTGGCGAGCCCATCATGCCCACCGGCTTCGTGTTCGAAGGAGTCCGTTTCTTCGAGTCCACCAACATGCCGACCCAGCAGGCAACTGCAACCATCGCCGGTACTTCCCAGGCCTACGACACTGCCATCGGCATGTTCTTCGGTCCTCAGTCCGTCGGCGTGGGTATTGGCGGCAACAACGCCCAGGTCCTCCTGAACAACAACGACGACTTCAGTCGTTTCATCATGATGATCTGGTCCCTGTACGCTGGTTTCGAGCTGCTCAACGCAGACTTCGCGACCATCGGTTACTCCTTCGACGTTTGATAAGGAGGTAACTAACCATGGCGATCAACCCTAACGCTCTGTCAGTTGCCAAGATCTATCCTGGTAACTACACCAATGTTCTTCGTTACTGGCACGAAGAAAAGTCCGTTGACTTCAAGAATGCCAACGGCACCAACACCACCTATACCAACCAGCCCGTCGGCGGCCCCGTTGGTGTGGTGTTCCGTCCCGGCTGGATTGCCCAACAGGCAGTCGGCTATGTGGACCTGAGCTACCAAGCTCTGGGCACCACCAACCAGCTGAGCTACTACACCAAGCCTTACGGCTCTGGTCAGAACTCTGCTGAGCAGCCCTTCCTGAACGCAGACGTCATCATCCCTTCTCCCGACTTCCACAAGGATGTCCGGGCTGATATCACTGATGGCATCAGCGTTCCTTCCGGCGCATACGTCTACCGTCTGTCCCTCCGTTTGGACGGCGGCAACGTTGTGAGCAGCGGCGTGGCCGGTGCAGACTCCACTCCTGAGCTGGGCCTCGGTCCCGCTGTGGGCGTTGGTCTGACCACCTCCCCCACCAGCTCCGGCTTCTTCGTGACCCTGGCTGGCTCCAACAGCTTCATCGAGAACGGTTCTACCGCCTCGAACAACGTTGTTGACAGCAGCAGCCTGGCTCTCACCACCACCGAGACCCAGTACAAGCTGTTCACCGTCACCAACCTGGGTGGCGTTGCCGCTTCCGGCTTTGCTCAAGGTTCGGGTATCTACGATCCCCGCGCCCAAGCCAACAAGCTGGCTGGCAAGGACAAGGCCCTGGGTATCTGCGAGGTTTGCTGGCTGATTCCCGACGAGCCCCCCGAGCGCGACGACGTCGTTCTCCAGCCCGGCGGCGTGGTGGAATCCTCCATCTACACCTCCACTTCTCCTTCCTGATAAACTCAGAAGGCGAAACCAAGGGAACGAGGCTCCTTCTTCGGAAGGGGCCTTTTTAATTTCTTGCGTATAGAATCAGCAAAGGTGTGTTCTTATGATGACTGCAACCTCGAAACCTGAAACCATCTATAAGCCCAGTGGTATCAGCGTTGAGATCCTGAGCGAGCACGACGACGGGGAATACAAAATGGTCCGGTCGATTACGACTGGCAAAGTCTTTTTCGCCCATGCGCTGCAGCTGGAAGTAAAGGAAGAGGAGGCTAAGCCCGCCACGGTCGCCGCAACCACCCATCGCCGTGGACGCCGGGCAGCGGTCAAGACGGAGAGCCCAGCAGTGCCTGCGGAAAATCGTGTAAATATCAACACTGCTACGCCTCAGCGTCTGACCCAGGTTCTGAAGGGCGTCGGACTGAAAACTGCTATCGAAATCAAAGAGCTGCAGCAGTCGATGCCTGGCGAGCGGTTCACCAAACTCGACCAGCTCAAGAGCATTGGTCGGGTCGATTGGGAAGCGGTGTTGGAATCTGGCGTGGTCTACGTAGAATGAAGTGCTGATCCGAGACAGCAAACGAGGGGGACGGGAGGGAGTTAAACTTCCTCCCTTTTTATTGCGCGGTTTAAAATAAAGAAATAGGACGGTCTGTACGTAATGGCTCAGTTATCGCAGCAAGAACTGGAGCAAATCCAGTCTTATCTTGCTCAGCAGGGCGTTACGTTCAACGCCACAACGACTGACGCCACTAAGCGTGAGGTTATTTACGCGGCGATCAACCAGATCACGCGAAACCCGGCGCAGGTCTTTGGTCTAAAGCTTGACGATTACAACTTCTCCCGAGTTGCCTATCACCTCGGGTACAACATTGCCACAGTTCCAGCTGGCGACTACGCTCGTCTGCTCGAAGCGTGCAACAGCATCCCTAGCGAGTTCTACTACGACAAGATCGTTGCTCAGATCGAGCGTTGCGAAGAAGCTGAACGATTAACTGAACTCGCGACTGATACCGCCACAAGTCGCCAAGAGACGATTACGGGTGACGTTTCTCGAAACATCGCTGTTCGAGACAAGCGCGAAGTCCAACGCGTGTGGCATCAGAACTATCTGTATGAGACCAATAGGTTAGCTCAGATGCTGTATGTAGCTAACTATAAGGATGAAGTTACTGGACGTTATCGCTTTGAGCGTAGCGGCGGTGAGTTTATCCAGGCTATCCCTGGACCTCCTGACGTTTCTCGTGCTGACAGACTGTACTTTTATTCCAACTATAGATAGCAGCTATAATCCATTTAAGGACAGGGACTACCAATGGCTCTAGGTGCCGACATTTTTGAGGCTATTGTCAAGCAATCTGGTCGGCCTCTAAAAGAAGTCATAGAGGCTTTTACCAAATTTATTCCGCGAATTGAGGCAGCGCGTCCTCCTGTAAGAGTAACTCCGGCTTCTGCTCCTGTTCCTCGGGCAGCTGCTCCTGTTCCTCGGGCAGCTGCTCCGGAGCCTCAAGTTCCTGTAGTTCGTCAAGCACCTGAGCCTGCTCCTGTCGGTCCTGTCCGTGTCAGCCAGCCCGTAGCTCCCTCTGTCCAAGCTGAAGCTCCGGGTCAATTACGACTGCCTTTAACCAGCCGTGGTGAAGGCGGCCGTCTTGTTTCGCCTTATGGTCGCGGCACTGTTGATCCGGATGTTGTCCGGGCTTCTCTGACCG